CAAGGCTCATCGTAACATATCTAAACCTCAACTAGTCAATTCTATAAACAATAAGGATAGTATGGTTGAAGTAGAGTTTACTGTGCATGGTTCTGATTACCTTATTCGTAGAGGTATAAAGCCTAACATATTTGAGATAATGCATAATGGAGAACTTATAGATCAGTCTTCTCATGCAAAAGACTACCAGAAGATCCTTGAGCAAAACATCTTGAAGCTTAATCATAAAAGCTTTCACCAGATTGTAGTGTTGGGATCGTCTTCATTCATTCCTTTTATGCAACTCTCATCACCTAATCGTAGAGATGTTATTGAGGATCTTCTGGACATTAATGTATTCTCAAAGATGAATGGTTTACTGAAAACAAAACATAGCACACTAAAGGATCAGATGAAAGATGTTGCCCATCAAAGCACCGTTAATCAGACGCAACTTGAGGCGCAGAAAAAGTATATTAAAGATATTAAATCAATCAACAAAGAACAGAAAGAAGCGAAACTCGAACTCATTGCAGATTGCCAGAATGAAATCAAAACTCTCAACGGAAAGAATACTGAACTAAGTGATAGCATTCAACAGTATCTTCCTTTTGCTGATGAAGAGAAAGCAAAACGTGAAGGTGAAATAAAATCTCTTGAGAAGTATAAGACTAAGTTTGGCACAGAAATAAAGAAGCTTGTGAAAGAAGTACAGTTCTTTGAGACTAATGATATATGTCCTACTTGCACTCAACCTATCACAGAAGATACTAAAAAAGATCATGTGTTTAAAGGTAAGGAAAGAGCCAAAGAACTTCAGACTGCATCTAGTAAGGCTGACGAAGAACTATTATCAGCCCAATCAGCATTAGTATCTGCCGCTCAAATAATAGAAACTTGTAGACAGAAACAGAATGAACTAGCAGTAAACAACCAATCTATATCACAGTTTCAATCTTCTATTGATCGCACTCAAAAAGAGATAGGTAAACTTGATCACAACATAGATATGGACGAAGCGAATGGTGAGCTTACCACTCTTTCAGACAATCGTGATTCTTTGGTGGAAGAGAAACTAATATTAAATGAGCAATCCAATTATAATATTGTTATAGGTGAAATGCTTAAAGACACTGGCATCAAGACTAAGATTGTGAAAGAATACTTACCAGTTATTAATATGCTTGTCAATAGGTATTTACAGACACTAGACTTCTTTGTGTCATTTAACCTAGACGAATCATTTCAAGAAACTATTAGATCTAGACATAGAGATAACTTTTCATATCAATCATTCTCAGAAGGTGAGAAGTCACGTATAGATCTATCATTACTATTTACATGGCGGCACATAGCCAAGATGAAGAATAGTGTTGCTACTAATCTACTTATACTTGATGAGACATTTGATTCTTCTTTAGATCATGAAGGGGTTGACAATCTTATGAAAATCATATATAGTTTAGACAACGATACCAATGTATTTGTTATATCACATAAAGGTGAGATGATGGAGAATAGGTTCGAGAATAAAATAGAAATATACAAAGACAAAAACTTTAGTAGGATAAAATAATGGAAATGTTTTTCTTGGTCATAAGTATGTGGGGCAAGACAGAAATGAATGAGTGGCTATATATTGGCAATCAGTATGTCTTAAACTATCCCATGACTCAAACAGAATGTGAATCGATGAGATCAGAAGGAAAGTGGATGGACTATATGTCCAATGAATATTACAGACTTCAATTTGATTGCTCGTCTGAAAGTTTATTAGAGGCCGCAAGCCTACCAATAGTGAAAAAGGAAATTTTATAATGGAAATCAGTGCAGAAACAGTGAATGTGCTAAAGAACTTCTCAAACATTAATGCTAACATAGTCATTAGGCCGGGGAATAAGATAATGACTATATCTGAAGCTAAGAACATCTTAGCGGAAGCACAAGTAAAAGAAACCTTTGATGATGTTGTAGGTATTTACGATCTATCTGAGTTTCTAAATATGCTAGGACTAGTTGATACTCCTAGCGTTAGGTTTGAAGATAACTTCATGAATATCAATGGTCAGTCTGGTAGAGAACTTATTAAGTATTATTATGCTGATACAGAGATGTTGACAAGTCCTACTAAACCAATCGAAATGCCAGAGGCAGATGTCTGGTTTGACTTGGATATGAATACACTCAATGGTCTAAAACGTGCGGCAAGTATCTTTGGGCATGGACAGATGGTTATTGAAGCAGACGATGGTGCTATCAAGTTATCAGTGAATGATCCTGAGAATAGCACTGCTAACACTTATGCAGTAGTAGTAGATGGGGGATACAACAAAGACGTATTTAAATTCGTTATAAATATCAACAATCTTAAGATGGTCTCTGACGATTACAAGGTTAAAATATCATCAAAACTTATTTCTGAGTTTAGTAACTCAGACGCAACCCTAAAGTATTGGGTTGCATTAGAAAAGTCATCAACTTACGGAGAATAAAAAATGGCTAAACAAGAAGACGAAGTGAAGTTGGCGCATGAATCTCATGCTCCAGTATACGATATGGCAAGTCGAGTATGCCGTTCAACTGTAGCAGTGATTGATACTATGGTCCAACGTGGTGCCGTTAAGGGTGAAGAGTTATCCACACTAGGTCAACTACGTGATCAGTCAGTGCAACTCATTCAGATGGCTGAGACGTATCAGCAAGATGCGGCGGCAGACTCTGATTAATGAACAAAGAATTTCTTGCCTTTAATTTAAATTTTGATCGTGCTAAACTTTTAAGACTATGGCATGAAAAATACAAATCAAAGGCAAGAAGTTGGGGTAAAGATTATGATGCTGAAACGTTAAAAAGAGTAACCAAAAGCAAATCTTCTGAGGGAGATAGAGATGTCTTCAAAGTATCTAAAGTAGAGCTTGAAGAATATCCTCAGACATTGATGGACTTGTTTGGTGTAAAAGCTAAACCTAGATTTTTTTTTCTTAAGGCTAATACTGTTTTACCTTATCATGTTGACCCTGATCTTACTTGTGGAATAAACTTTATCTTATCAGGTAAACCCGCTCCAGTTAGTTTTGAGCAGTCTGGTAATACGTACGAATATAAAACAGCATTACTGAATACCAGTTTACCTCATGGTGTATGGAATGGCAGTGAAGATAGGATACTTTTTAAGTTGTCAATAGTTGACGAACCTTACGAAGTAGTGTATAATAATATTATGGATTTGATGGGGTAGTAAGATGAATGAATTTTTATGGGTAGAAAAGTATCGCCCACAGACTATTGGTGACTGTATACTACCAAAGGAATTAAAGGATACCTTCAAAGCAGTCGTATCTACCAAAGAACTTCCCAATATGCTTTTTACTGGAACGGCTGGACTTGGTAAGACCACTGTAGCCAAAGCCTTATGTAATGAACTTGACCTTGACTACATTCTAATCAACGGATCTGAAGAAGGTAACATTGATACCCTACGTGGTAAGATCAAGCAGTTTGCATCTTCTATATCATTACAAGGTGGCTACAAGGTTGTCATTCTAGATGAAGCCGACTATCTCAACCCACAATCAACTCAACCAGCCTTACGTGCTTTTATCGAAGAGTTCAGTAATAACTGTAGGTTTATACTTACTTGTAACTTTAAGAATCGTATCATAGAACCACTCCACTCACGCTGTGGTGTGTATGAGTTCAATACAACCAAGAAAGGTCTTGCTCAACTTGCGGCACAGTTTCACAAGAGGTTCTTAAACATACTATCAGAAGAAGGTGTTAAGGTCGATCAGAAGGCTTCTATAGATCTAGTTATGAAACACGCTCCTGATTGGCGTAGAGTTCTCAACGAAGCACAGAGATTATCCATAGGCGGTAGCGGTAACATTAATGCTGTATCAAGTACTAGTGGAAATGATATATCAGGTCTAGTCTCTTCACTTAAAGATAAAAACTTTAAGGCTATGCGGCGTTGGGTTGTAGACAACATGGACATGGATACCAATGCAATCTTTAGGGCATTGTATGACAACGTTAGCGAATATGTCGAGCCTCAAAGCATCCCACAACTTATTCTTATTCTCGCAGACTATCAATATAAGGACGCATTCGTTGCTGATCACGAGCTAAATATAGTTGCATCGATGACAGAGATAATGTCTCAAGTGAGGTTTAAATGATAGAACATAATAATTTAGGATGGGCTACAGATGTTTTATCACAGTCAGCTAGAACATATCTTATAGACTATTTTGAAGAGGATAAAACATACCACGAAAAAAACTATAATCTTCGTAAAGTTTGGCAAAACAACATAGATTACGAAGATCCTATACAAGCAGAAATGGTAGATAGGGTTCAACTTGCCGCAGAGACTACTACGAGAATGAAACTCTCATCTTGTAGAAACGCTTTTCTTTGTGACTACGTAGAAGGTTCTTGGGCGAAAGGACATACCGATAATCCTGACGCATCAGACTGTTCAGTTATTACTATGATAGATTTAAGTCAGGATTTGGTAGGTGGTGAAGCCTACTTTGCAAAAACTAAACAGAGTTTAGACTATCATAAAATGATACCCGGGCCACTAGAAAATGGAGATAGTTTGATGTATGGTGGAGAAATGTATCATGGGGTTGAAGAAGTATTCTCAGGAAGAAGGCTCGTTCTAATAACTTGGTTTAAGGAAGACGTATGAGAAACTTAGTAATCTTAGGCGGTGGAGTTACTGGATGGTTTACTGCATCATTACTAGCAAAAAGACATAGTAAAAACGATCTTAAAATTACTTTAGTAGAGTCTCCTGATGTACCTATTTTAGGTGTTGGAGAAAGCACTATCCCTCATCTTGGGGATATGTTACGTTGGTTAGAAGTCGATGAAAATAAATGGATGAAAGGAACTAGATCCGTTTACAAGTTAGGTAATCATTTTGTTGGTTGGAATAGTGAGACTCCTAAGAATCATGTCACTGATCATTGGAATGCACCTAAATCCGAACAACAATTTTATCACTTCTCTATAACACATAGAGATGGTGTGTTTAAGAAATCTTTTCAAAACAAAATAATAGAAGAAGATTACTTATACGATAATGATGGTAGTTATGGTATTGATAATAAAAGCTATGACTATGCCTTACAGCTAGTCAGAGAAGGTAAGATTTCAGTAGAAGATGTTGCTGAATACACTTCTGATCAATATTACCTAGCCATGAAAAATAAATCGCCATATGATATGGATAACGATTTACTTTTAGGTGATTTAAAAACTTATGCTTGGCACGTTGATGCTGAAAGATTTCCTATTATTGTAAGAGAACAGGTTGCTTCCCCTCTTGGTGTTAAATGGATAAAAGGCTATGTTCAGAATGTAAACAAATCTGACAATGGTGATGTGGTTTCATTAGATTTAAAAGATGGCAGTAATATTGAAGGTGACATTTTTGTTGACTGTACTGGGTTTCACAGATTGCTAATGAAACAAATGCCTACTAAGTGGAAGCAGTTAACCCATCTACCTACGCAATCTGCGATAGTTGCTCCTATAAAATATAAAGATCCTTACAATGAAATGAAGCCGTACACACAAAGTTATGCTCAAAAGAATGGTTGGAATTTTATTATTCCGTTATACAGTCGAATGGGATCTGGTTATATTTTTGATAAAAACTCCGAAGATCCCGATTCAGCTAGAGAAAGGTTTATTAAGTATTGGGATGGTTACGACTTTGTAAAAGACCCAAGATTGATTCAGTGGGAATCAGGTTGGTATGAAGATGCATGGATAAATAATGTTGTTGGTGTGGGTATGAGTCAAGGGTTTGTAGATCCCATGGAAGCCAACAGTATTTACGTAGCACAAAGTTGTATTCAGATTCTTGATCAGGTACTGGAGAAGTATAAACATAAAGATATACCAGAGATAGCTAAAAAAAGCTACAGTAGACAACAGCAAAAATTAGAAAAACAAATCTCAGATTTTATTAGTTATCATTTTACTTTGTCGAAAAGAAAAGACTCTCCTATGTGGAAAAAATGGGGGAACAACACAGAAGATGCCATAAAGAACTGGCAAGAATATAGATCTCCAAGAGGTTACACTGGTCGTAATATGTTTTTAGATTATCAATGGGCGCAACAACAGTTATACCTAGATCGCTTTGATAAGAATTGTGATATTAAAATAAAAGAATCTCTCATGCCACTTGCAAAAGTAAACTTTGACTTTATAAAAAATAAAGGTGAAGCTTTATCTAATTATGCACCCAATGTATATG